CTACTCCGTCGCCATGGTCATCGAGGCCAAGTCACGCCGCCTCGTTGCCTGCTTCCACGCCCGCATCGACTCCGACCTGTTCGGCTCGAACATCCTGTACCACCTCGGCAGGTGGTACAACGACGCCCTCATCGGCGTGGAGTCCAACAACCACGGGCTGACCACCAACAAGGCCCTCGCCCGCGTCGGCTACCACCCGATCTATCACCAGCGGCTGCTCACCAAGTCCTCCAGTCCCCAGCCCTCCGACACACTCGGCTGGCGCACCACGTCGATCACCAAGCCGCTCGCCATCGACGAGCTGAACCGTGCCCTGCGCGACAGCGAACTGCACGTCTTCGACGCCGACACCCACACCGAGCTGCGCACGTTCATCCGCGAGGGCGACGGCAAGATGCACGGCTCGCCGTTCGACGACCGCGTCATGGCCCTCGCCATCGCCGTCCAGATGCTGAAGTATGTGTGGCTACGCGAGTTCCAGCCGGTCACCACCCCACCCCCTGGCACATGGGGTTGGTTCGAGCGCAAGATGTTCGGTGAGTTGAACTCGAAGATGGACAAGACCCCCGAGCGCACCCCGATCGGGTCCCACTACGTCAGGAGCAACTGATGGCAACACTGGCCCGCTACCACAAGCAGCGCAGGGTGACCCGCGGATCGTGGAAGCCACGCTTCACCAAGCAGCGCATCAACTACCGCGGCTCGACCAAGCCGACAGCTCCCACCCTGGCATCGATCAGCCCGACGACCGGCGTGCACGGTGCCGCCAACCAGACCGTCACCTGCACCGGCACCGGCTACGTCAGCGGCATCACCAAGGTGATGGTCGGCTCGCTCGACATGGCCACCACCTTCGTGTCGGCCACCTCCGTCACGTTCGTGATGCCGCTGTCGAGCCTGGTCGCTGGCACCCAGTCGGTCAACGTGCGCAACGGCACCCTGATCACTGCCACCCCCAAGACGTACACCGTCACATGAGGGTTCGCTGCCGCTGCGGGAAGATGTCCGAGGAGGACCGTTCGGAGTGCTACCGGTGTCGGGTCTCCACCGTTGGCTTCTCTTTCCGTGGCGGCGGCGGCTACACCAAGCAGTCCTTCCACGACTACACGACCACGGAACGACGAGCAGAAATCCTGGGCGATCGCGTGCTCGGCGTAGACGTCGAACCAGCCAGCAACTACGGATGGTGATGACATGAAGCTGACCGAACAGCTCTCCTTCTACCGCGACGAAATCGACCGGTCGAAGCGGTGGCGCGACTCGGAGAACTTCGACGGCCAGTGGCGCCGGATGATCGACCTCTACAGCGGCAAGCAGTACGAAGGCAACTCGCCCAACGACCGCCTCGTCGTCAACCTGATGTTCGCCACCAAGAACGTCATCGCCCCCGCCGTCGCAATCAACAACCCGCGCTTCGTCGTCAACGCCCGCAAGCCCGATCAGGCACCCCAGGCTGTCATCGTCGAAGAGGTCCTCAACTACCTCTGGCGCCAGCACCACTACCAGGACGAGATCCGCCTCGCCGTCGATGACTGGATCGTCTGCGGCCACGGCTGGGTCAAGTGCGGCTACAAGTTCGTCCACCCACCCCAGGCCAAGCCGTCCGGTGAAGGTGAAGCCGAGAACCAGCCCGAGGACGGATCGATCGAAGGCATCGACGACCGGGACCCGACGCCCGGCAACGTCGAGTCCGAGATCCACACCTACGACGACCGCCCCTACGTCGAACGCATCAGCCTGTTCGACATGTTCGTCGACCCCGACGCCCGCCGCCCCGAAGAGATGCGCTGGATCGCCCAACGCACCTGGCGCGCCCTCCAGGACGTGCGCGTCGACAGCCGCTACGACACCAAGGCACGCAAAGCGGTCAACGCCTCCAGCTGGTCGCGTTGGGACTCCGACGACACCGACGGACGCGGCACCGAGGACATCCCCGACAAGGGTGCGATCAGCTACTGCGAGGTCATCGAGTTCTACGACATCAAGCGCAACACCGTCTGCACCTTCGCCAACTCGGGTGAAGACACCGAAGGCAACAACTCGGCGCGCAACGGCTCGTTCCTGATCAAGCCCGCCGAGGTCCCCTACCCGTTCTGCCATCCGTTCGTGATGCTGCGCAACTACGAGGTGCCCGACAACTTCTACCCGATGGGTGAGCTGGAGTCGATCGAGTCGTTGCAGTTGGAGCTGAACGAGACGCGCAACCAGATGCTGAACCACCGCAAGCGGTTCGCCCGCAAGTGGATCTACTCCAAGGACATGTTCGACGAGGACGGCGTGCGCGCCCTCGAATCGGACGTCGACAACACGATGATCCCGATCATGGGCGACGTGAACCCGGCGAACTTCATCGCCCCGCTCCCTTCCATCGGCACCCCGCCCGACTTCTACAACCAGTCCCAGATGATCGAAGAGGACATCAACACGGTGTCCGGTGTCAGCGACTACATGCGCGGCCAGCCCGAGTCGAACATCCGCCGCACCGCCACCGAGGCGGCGATGATCCAGGACGCCGCCAACAGCCGGGCGCGCGACAAGCTGGCCAAGGTCGAATCGTTCCTCGCTGACTGCGGCGAACGCATCGTGCAGCTGATGCAGGAGTTCCTGACCGGCGACCACGTTGCCCGCATCACCTCCGTCGCCGGGCGGGCCTGGGTCAACTACGACGCCGACTACCTCCAGGGTGAGTTCGACTTCGAGGTCGAGGGAGGCTCCACCGAGCCGCGCAACGAGGCGTTCCGCCGCCAGTCTGCCCTCCAGCTCGTCGACGCCATGGCCCCGTTCATCTCGATCGGCGTCATCAACCCCTCCGGCCTGGCCCGCTACGTCCTCCAGTACGGCTTCGGGATCAAGGACACGTCGTCGCTGCTCAACGGTCCGGTGGACCAGCAGATGCAGCAGCAGCAGATGGACCCGAACGCCCAGCCCCAGCCCGGTCAGGAGCAGATTCCACCCGACGCGCAACAGGTGGACATGGCCCAAGGCCCGCCCGTCGCGCAGATGCCACAGGGCGGCGGCGGACAGATCGACCCGGCCATGTTGGAGCAGATGCTCGCCGGACCGTAGGAAACGTGCTTCAATAGCCACGACCAGGCATCGAGCAACCGGAAGGACTCATAGTGCCGGACTACAACCCCTTCGTAGATGGAGGGGAACCTAGTTCGTCGGCAGAGGACCCCGCCCAAGGCGGACAAGTCCCGGACGGACAACCCACCGATCAGCAACCCGAAGCGGAATACACCCCCAAGTCCTACCTGGACGTTGACGACGTAGCCGATCGCTACGTCAAGGTCAAGGTCGACGGGCAGGACGAAGAGGTACCCCTCCGTGAGGCGTTGTCCGGGTACAGCCGACAGGCTGACTACACCCGCAAAACCCAAGAGCTGGCGCAGCAGCGACAGCAGGCCGAATACGCACTCGCCGTCCAGCGAGCACTGCAAGCCGAGCCTGCCGAAACGCTCCGTCTCCTCAGCCGCCAGTACGGCGTCCAGTTCGAGCAATCGCCAACGCCCACCGGGCGTGAGCAGCCGTCCTATGACGATGGCTACGAACCCTCTCCGTATGCCGACCCGATCGAAGCCCGGCTGAATCAGCAGCAGCAGATGATCGAACAGATGATGGGCCAGCAGGCCCAACGTCAGGCGGATGAGACCCTTCGGGCAGCGATCGGTGGTCTCCAGCAGAAGTACCAGTTGGACGATTCCACCACCAGAGAGGTCGTCAGCACGGCACTGCAATCCCGCATGGGGCCAGAGTCATTCGAGATGATCTACAAGAACATCGCCTTCGATCGTGCCCAGTCGGCACGGGCGCAGGCGCAGGCCCAGCGCGCCACCCAAGAGGCGCAACGCGGGGCCAGAGGTGTGGTGGCGAACCAGCTGATCGGGAACGGATCGTCAGCCAACGGTGCTGGCGGGCCACAGCCCGGGGCTTCTGATGGACCCATGTCCCTCTCCGAAGCCTTCGCCAAGGCCGAGCAGGATCTCGGATACGCGTAGGCCGTACACCCTCAAGGACGGCTCACCATGGTCTTCGCCAACCCACAGCATCTCCCGGTCAACTGGGACGACATGTTGTCGACAACGATGCACAACTACCACAAGACGCTGACCGACAACATCTTCAACGGGCGACCGTTGCTCAACTACATGATGTCGAAGGGACGTGTCCGCAAGATCAACGGCGGCGTCTCCATCGTCGAGCCGCTGATCTACGCCGAAGGCGAGTCCGGCAGCTACTCCGAATGGCAGCAGCTGACGATCACCCCGCAGGAAGGCATCTCGGCGGCACAGTTCCCGTGGCGTCAGGTGTACGCCACGATCTCCATCTCCGGTCTCGAAGAGGCCATCAACAACGGCAAGGAGCAGGTCCTCTCGCTGCTCGAAGCCAAGGTGATGCAGGCCGAGGAGACGCTCAAGAACCGGATGAGCAAGATGCTCTACGGCACCCAGTCGGCCCCCGACGCGACGAAGGACTTCCTGTCCCTCGATGCCATCATCGACTCCACCGGAGCGATCGGTGGGATCAACCCGGCCACCGCCGGGAGCGAGTTCTGGAAGTCGATCGAGACCGCCGTCGGCACCGTCGATGCCTCCGGCCTGGAGAGGGCGATGAGTGCTGCCTACCACTCGTCGTCCGACTCAGGCTCCGACCGCGTCGATGCCATCTTCACCGGCCAGGGCACCTACGAGTTCTATGAGTCGACGCTCACCCCGCAGGTCCGCTACACCGACACCAAGTCGGCGAACCTCGGATTCATGAACCTGCTGTTCAAGCAGACCCCCGTCTACTGGGACTTCGACTGCCCGGCCGGGGTCATGTACGGGATCAACTCGAAGTACGTCGGACTGGTGTTCCACTCCAGCCGCTTCTTCGCCCAGACCCCGTTCTCCAAGGGGCTGTCGGAGAACATGGCGTCCGCCCACGCCACCAGCGGCCTCGCTTCCAGCGTCGATGCCCGGTACTCGTTCATCACGGCGTACGGCAACCTGACCACCCGTCAGCGTCGTCGGCACTTCAAGCTGACCGGCATCGTCGCCGCACCGTGACAACGTGGGGGGGACGGGCACTCATCCAGCCCGCCCCCCTCACCCATCCGAGGAGAACCGATGAGCGATACCTCGCCGTACGGAGTGACGCAGAACGCCGACGAGGCGATGGTCACCGCCAACGAACTCGTCGGCGAACGCGCCGGGTCGATCCGCGAGAACGCCATGTTCGGCTCGGCGGCGGCATTCTCCACCGCCCCCTACATCCCGCCGCATTACAGCGGCTGCCACGGCAAGAACAGCACCTGTCAGGCGTACCCGATCAGGGGCACGCAGTGGTGCATCTTCCACACGCCGAAGGACCCAGGTGAACCTCCAACAGCTCCGTGACGCCATCCGCAACCAGCTGGACATGGACTCCGAGGAGCTGCCCAACGCCTTGTTGGACTCCTACCTCCAGGAGGGCTACACGCGCACCATCGCCATGGAGACGCGCTGGCCGTTCTTCCAGGCGGTATGGACGCTGTCGACCGTCGAGTCCGTCATCGATGTCCCTGCCGGTTGCAACACCGCTCAGATCTCCTCCTTCATCGACGGCGTCACCGGTGTCCGCCTGATGCAGATCGCCCCCGAACTCGCCGAAGACAACTTCGTGTCGGGGGCCGTTGTGACCTCGCCCATCTACTACTCGATCTGGGGCGACAAGATCACGCTGTGGCCGCACTACTCCGGGGACCCGCGCGACTTCAAGATGCGCGGCTACCGGCTCGAAGCGGACTGGGTCGGGGCCGGGGCCAGCGCCGAGGTTGACGCCGACCCGCGAATGCACCAGCTGCTCGTGCACTACGCCATCGCCCTCGCCTACGCCCAGCAGGAAGACGAAGTACTCGAAGACGTGTACATGAAGCGGTGGCAGGCCAGCTACCTCGCCGTCCACAACGCCATCTGCACGCCGCGCCATCATCGCCCACTGATCATGAACGGTGGGCTGCCGTACGTCCCCACCTACAGCCCGGTGCAGTGGAACCTGCCGACCTGACATGGTGAACCGCCTCTCAGATGTGCTTCCACGTCTCGCGGTGGATGATGCGCGAGATGTTCTGGAGCGTGCAGCCGTAGTCCTTGCTCAGCCGGTACATCGTGGTGCCCGAGGCGTGGCGCTCGCGGATCGCCAGCACTTCGGCAGTGGTCAGGCGGTGTGTCGGGTGCGAGTCACCCATCAGCATCGTGCCGTCCTTGGTCCGGTCGTCCATGTTCTCCTGCGCCGTGCCCCAGCGCAGGTGCTCGCCCGCCCAGCAGGATTTGTTGCGGCACGAGTGCAGCGCCATCTGCCCGGTGGGGCGCGGGCCGTACCACGCTTCGCAGGTGATGGTGTTCAGGCGGACTTCGCCGCCGGGGGTGCGGATGCGGCCGTAGCCGTTCGACACCTCGAAGGGCCAAGGTCGGCAGCTCTCGCTCGGTTCCATGACGTGGCGGCCCCAGTGGGCAAGTGGTGTGGTCATGGTCAATAGACTAGAGCCGCTGAACCTGATCGACTTCACGGGTGGACTCAACCTGCGCGACAACACGTTCCAGCTCCAGCCCAACGAATCCCCCGAGATGATCAACATCTCGATCGACCCGCTCGGCGGCATCTACACCCGGCGCGGCTGGGACCGTTGGAACGGACCCGACATCGTCGACCCGGACATCACACCCTGGGACCCGCGCCGGGCCTACCTGACCCAGCTTTCCGACGGCAGCGACATCATCTACATCGCCTCCGACAACAAGCTGTATGCCGGGAACGCCGTGCTCGGTGCAGCGATCCTCGACCTCGGCCTCGACGTCGAAGCCATCCCCCACATGGCCGACTTCGCCACCTTCGGCGACGACCTCTACATCGCCCGCGGGCGCGACAACCAGATGGCCAAGCGCACCGAGGTCGCCGCCCCGACGCTGCTCACCTTGGGCGGTGCTGGCACCTGGAACGACGACTACGTCAACCCGGTGTTCGATACCGCCCCACCCGCCGAACTGTGCGAGGCACACGGTGGCTACCTGTTCGTCGCCAACATCGTCGAAGACGGCCTCACCTTCCCCAACCGCATCCGCTGGTCGCACCCGACCAGCCCGGAGGACTGGGCGCAGGCCGACTACATCGACATCAACATCGGCGGCGACCACATCACCGCCCTGCAGTCGTTCGAGGATCACCTGCTGATCTTCAAGTCGGACAGCATCTGGGCGCTCTACGGTTACAACGCCGACTCGTGGCAGGTCGTCCAGAAATCCTCGACGATCGGGGCGATCTCGCCGCAGGTCATCACCCGTTCCGAGACGGCGGTGTTCTTCTTCTCGGCGTCGGACCGTGGCGGCATCTACGCCTACGACGGCGAACGTGCCACCGAGATCAGCGAGCAGCTGCGCTACGCCATGGAAGCCCTGCATGCCCCCGAACTCGTCTGGGTCGGCTGGCTGGGGCGCAAGCTGTGGGTCACACTGCCGTGGACCTATGACGGCCCGACCGACGACGACTCAGCCGTGTTCGTCTTCGACCCCTCCGTCGGCAACGGGGCCTGGGTCTACTACACCTGCAAATCGGGTGGCCTCGGACCGATCGTCGCCGGGTCCAACACCGACACCCAGCTCGGCCCGCTCGCCGTGGTCCGCTCCACCGAGACACCGTGCATCGTGCGTCTCGAAGCCCTCCCGCATGCCGCTGACCGCGTCTGGACGATGGCTGTGCTCGCCGTCGACGACCCCACCGCCACCGACCCCGAGGAACGTCAGGGCTATCTCGTCACCGAGGACGGCGAAGAGATCATCGCCTCCGGGATGCCCGGTGACGAACCGTTCGACACCGTCTACCGCACACCGTGGGTGTCGGGTGGCTGGCCGACGCGCAAGAAGTCGTTCCGCCGCCCAGACTTCGTCTGCCGCATCACCGGACGCGAGCATCAGCTCAGCATCTCCAGCTTCCGCGACTACGAAGAGCACAACCCGAGGCGGCGTCACACCGTGCTGGTCCCCGGCGGCATCTCGACCGAGGCGAGCGTCTCGACGGCCGCCGCGATCTGGGGGCACTTCGAGTGGGGTGACGGCACCGAGTGGGGTGCCGAAGGTTCAGTCGCCGAGCTGCCGCAGTTGCGCCAAGGTGCCTCGATCCGGCGCGGTTCCAGCTTCGGGCTGTGCCGGTCGGTGCAACTGCGTGTCGTCGGTGCCACCCCGTACGCCAACTGGGGCGTCGATGCGATCATCTTGAAGATGGTGATGAGGAGATTCCGCTGATGGCGAAGCTGACCCTGCCCAACGAGATCATCAACGAGACCCCGGCCGACGCCACCCCGGTCGAACAGAACTACACCTACATCCAGCAGCACGTCAACAACGAGCAGATCAACCGCGACGGCTCGGTGGCGATGACCGCCCAGCTGCACCTCGTCGGTGACCCGCTCAACCCGACCGACGCCGCCACCAAGGGCTACGTCGATGCCATCCTGCCGGTCGGGATCATGATGCCGTTCGGCGGCATCGTCGCACCGGCCGGATCGTGGGCGCTGTGCAACGGGGCCACCCTGACGACGGGCCTCTACCCGAAGCTGTTCGCCGTGCTGCAGTACCGCTTCGGTGGCAGCGGCGCGAACTTCAACCTGCCCGATCTCGCCGGGCGTGTCATCGTCGGCTACAACCCCGGCAAGCCCGCCTTCGACACCGTCGGCAAAGCGGGTGGCACGTATGCCGCGCAGCTGCCCCTGCACAGCCACAGCATTGGCCTCAGCACGGGACTCGTGTCGGCCGACCATGGCCACATCGTCAGCTTCCAGTCCGGGGGCCGGTCCGCCGATCACGCCCACACTGTCCATGCCACTGGCCTCACCGACATGCAGGGTCTCCACGCCCACAACTCGGCCTATGTCGACCAGGCGCTCTCAGGCCCAGGACCGTATGGCATCGATCGCAGCATGAACGCTCTTGCCGGAACCGGTTACCTCGGTCTCGGCACCGACACCCAGGGCCACCACAACCACAATGTCACCGTCGATGGGGCGACCGGCGGCGAGAGCGTCGACCATTCCCACAGCATCTACGGCGGCACCCAGGGCATGAGCGCCAACCACTACCACACCGTGAGCGGCGGGACCGCCAACGCTGGGACCGACGCCGTCGAACACCTCCCGCCGTATGTGACGGTCAGCTACGTCATCAGGGTCGGGTGATGACCTCCACCTACGACCAGGGGTACTACGAGGCGGGGCGACGGGGAGTCGAAGACACCTACGCCGCCGGGATGGCGGCGAACGCCTTCTCGCGCACGCTGTCCCAGACGCGGGGCAACCGCAGCCTCGGCGACATGACTCGGTCGTTCCAACGTCAGCTGCCGACGTTCACATCCAGCTTCGGACAGCGTGGCTTCGGTGGTGGCGGGGTCAAGTCCGGCGTGATGCAGCGCTCGATGAGCAACTACCTCGGGGACTTCACGCGCGACTACGGCAACACGCAGAACGACCTGACCGATCAGCTGCGCCAATATGACATCCAGGGCGCGCAGCTCGGTGCGCAACGCACCAGCGCGCTCGGCGACCTGGAACTGCAACGATCACGCGAGATCGCATTCGCAGCGCAGAACATCGAGGCGCTGAAAGGAATGCTGGGAGGACTCTGATGCCAACCGATCCCGGATACCGCAACACCTACGGCGCCCCCATCCGGAAGGGGTCGACGAAGACACACTGGTGGGGCACCGGGGCCGCGCCCTCTTCGCGCGCCGTGGACTACTACAAACAGGTGGTCAAGCCCAGCGGCAACCCGGCCCTGTTCAACAACGCCGAGTACAAAGCCTGGAATGTGGGGATGGCGACCGGTGGTGGAGTCTCTCCGGTCGCACCGAAGCCCGCTGCTCCCAGTGGTCCCGGTAACGGCGGCGGCGGCGGCGGCGGTGGCGGCGGCGGCGGTGGTGGTGGTGGCAGCCAGATGACGCAAGCCATGTACGACCTCATGGCCCAGATGCTCGGACGCCAGAGTCCACAACTCCAGGCGCAGCAGCTCAACCTGCCCGCCTTCCAGGGCCAAGACATCGCCGCCTTCAACCCGGCCGCCTACGACCAGGCCCAGCAGTCGCTCGCCCAGGCCGTCGCTGCGGACACGGCCAACGTCAACACCAACGCCCAGAACACGACGAACACCCTCAACTCGAACTACCGCAACGACTACGCCAACGCCCAGGTGATCCCCGGTG